GATAAAATGAAATAAATTAAATTTAAGATGGGACGAAGTCAACTTGCAGAATGTAAACAGCCGTGAACTACTCCGGCTAGAACTACTCAGGATCTATTTGTGCTATAACATACCATTTAATCACCGGATCACGACGGGACGGGCTACCTTGCCGTTGGGTCCATGAATCTTAACAGATTTTGCCACTCTTGGATCATATATAGAAGTACGTCGATAAACATTATCCTCCAGAGGAGCTCACGACGTTTCCAGGAGTGGACCTCGGCATTCGAGACAACACGTTATTGATAGTGGATGCCCCAATATCCGAAGAACTTGGAGGTTCTTAGGTGAGGTTCTTGAATAAAACTAATTAGGGACTGCTGAAGCACGAACATGCTATTGTGGTCTCTTCGAATATACACAAAGTCTATCCTTGTAAGACAATATATTTAACTTAGATTAACTAAGATAATGAAAGTGATGATTTCTACTCAGTTATGGTAGGAAGTAAATGTGTATATGTGAGTGTAACTCGACCTAATCCAGATGTCGAAATTGAAAAGTATTAAAACACTACAGTTAAGTTTTATAACTCTCTTACAAAGAAAACAGTTGCCATTGTGCATAACAAACGAGATATAGACATACCGACTCACGTAGTCAACTACTTGTATATGCTATACTCACCAGAATTGAAAGAAGGCAAAGAAATAACTCCTTAGAAAATATTAGCCTTTGTTTCTTTGCAATTACAAGTCAATTTTCCACGTATAATGTTAAGTTAAGCCAGAGACAAAGATGGTCACTTAATTATAACCAGTGAATAAGAAAAGTTGCGGAAAGAATTGTAATCCACTTACGATATCGTTTAGCAATTTGTCCTCACAATGATAGATCTCATAGGGGATTTTGAAAAGATGACATGTGCTTATATGCTTATTGTAGCTGGGATTATGGAACAGACAACTCTTGTGACCAGACACCTCTAGTAATTGAATAGTCTGGGAGAGTAGAAGACTAGCCTGAAAAGGAAAATCTTTAACTACTTATGTTCCTCTAAACTGACTTGGTTCTCTAACAATGTGTTATAGGATTTGAATTTTACAGGGTTGGAATAATAACATATCAGTGACAAACTAGATAGAGAAAAACAAACTGCTCCAACTAAACCATTGTAATATGACAACATTGATGAGAAGAAATTACAACAAGCTATTATTCGGTCTCATGGTGTTGAAACCACATTTGATAATGCAGAAGAATTAAAAGATTATGTGGATCAATAACCATTCGATAATGAGTATAAAGTCTCATTACAAGAGATGGGTGCTGCCTAAGTCAACGGGAAAAGGAAACATAATGGAGTAACTAATAAAATGGTTGCTTTATTCTCTAGTTGGATTAATCGAGCACTACCTAAGTAAATAGTTCCCACAATGAATTATGACCATATTGAACCAGTAGAGATACCATACGATGATTGCGTTTATGTCTCTCCTGAACATATAGTGGAAGAAATTTACAAGCACAAAAACCCTAAGAACTACAAGAGATATAAACCTCTATTACCTATTATTAGAAATGAGAAAGAGGTCTGTAGTTACGTGATAGGGAAGAGAGACTTGAATAGGGATGCTTTTATTAAAAATGAGTAACTGTACAAAGAGAACACATCGTCTAGGATAGTGTATGCGCCATCAAGTTACCCATTGAGTTTGTTGTAAAGCTCTTTCGTATATTCAACCAAGAATTGGTACAAACGATAAATGTTGGAACTGGGAGCCAGATACGTTTCTGGTCTCAATGGTGCCGATCTTGGGAAAATATTCTGGTAAGAATTGAGAAATTGCGATTGGTATTTGTCTATGGACTTTAAAGGATTTGACTAAGCTTAGTAAAAGATCCATTATGACATAGAAACTAAATATTTCAAGAGGGCATTCGAAATGTTTAGAAAACTGCCTGGTAATGATTTAAGTCAAAACCTTTTGAACGCAATGGAACTCGCATTTGTCTAGCAGAAAGACGCTAGAATGAGCATGAGAGTTTAAAACATGTTATTGAAAGCAAGACAATAATATGGTAGAAAATCTGGAGATTGTGTGACATCTAGTTGGAACTCCTTAGTTAACAGTATAGCCTTTTCTTAGATTAAGTGTCTGTACGGAAGAATAACTACCGCAAACATATTGGGAGATGATAATATTGTTGGTATTTATGGTTAGGATAAACCAGATGTTGATTAGATTTAAGCTGAATTTGCCGCTTAAGGTCTATAAGTCACAGTCACACTAGTTAAGAGAATAGAGGATGCAGACTTCCTCTCCATGTACCCTATTGAAGGGAAAATTGATGGGGAAGATTAGTACATCATGTACAGAAACCCTGGAAAAGTTTGTATGTAAATGTAAAATTGCCCAGATTGGTGTAAGACCGCTAGGGAGAAAGCTCAATACATTTAGTAACAAATTGATTGCAACCAAGTGATTTTCAAGTTGGTTCCAGAGTTTGAAACATACTTCAAGCGTGTGAAGTATCTATTCGAATAACAAATAATTCAAGAAGAAACATATCAAGGATATCACATTGAGATGGCTACGAGCAAACTGTTCAACCATCATATGTAGAAAGAGAAGATATCCGACTCCTTCAAGATCTACTTGTCAAAGGGTGACATT